GGACAAAGGCGCCATCTCAACGTCTCCGTAAAATCGCGGCGACGGACACAGCCCCCCGCGTGCCGACGAAAAATGTAGCGATCATGCCCAGCCACTCGCCGACCGCGCCCTTGATGGCAGGGGTCTCGCCGAGGCCTAGCATGGAGTCGAAAAGCACGACCTTGCCGATGGAGAGCACAAGCAGGTAACCCATCAGATTGACGGGTTCGTACCATCGGCCGATAAGCGCAATGCGCTCCTGAGACCTCAACTCGGCCTCGCGCTGGTCGAGCAGCAGCGCCTTGCCGGCAAGCTCGGTCGTGCGCGCGTCCGCGTCGTTCTCGGCCGTGATCTTGGCCTTGTAGGCCTCGATTCCGGCACTGATGACCGGGCCGCCGAGCCAGTTGAGGATGAGCTGCAGCATCAGTCCGGCGCCTTGTCTTCGAAGCTGAAGTTCTGCTCCCGCAGCCATCCGATGCCTGCCATGATCAAGGCGACGACCGGGGTCACATACTGCGGCGACATCCACCCCGACAGAAACGCCGTGAGGCCGGGCGCCCCCAGATATTCAGCAGCGGCGGCGATGATCGAAAGACCCGCCATGAGGATGGCGAGCCCGCGCGTCGCGATCAGCGATGCCTTGTGCTGGAAAGCTCCAAGCAGGCGCTCGCCCGTGGAGCCAGCGGTCTCGACATAGTCGCGATAGAGGAGGCGACCGACCCATGCGAGGATGGCGAGGGCGAGCAGGAGGAGGATCATGTGGGTGGCTCCTTACCGCCGGCGGCTCGGCCGGTTGAGATAGACCGCGGTCCCCCACGCGATCGCTGCGGCGAGCAGCACGGAGATGACGATGCCGAGCGCCATGGTGGTCGCCCACGGGGCCACGAAGAACCCGAGGACGGAAACAAGCCCGAGGGCGATCAGAAGCGCGATCAGAACGGGGGGCATCTCGTCACCTCAGCAGCAGGGCGCAGGCGACCAGCGCGAGCGCGAACACGAGCCAGAACCTCATTTGCGGGTCGCCTTGTAGGCGATGGCCGCGACGACGCAGAGCAGCACCACCAGCGCGGCAGCGGCCCCGATCGTCGTCCAGTCGTAGCCGGCGGACTTGGCGGCGGCAGCGCTCGTCGTAACCGCGACCACAGCGCCGGTCCCTGCCTTGCGCTCCGCAGGCGTGGTCACACGGTTCTGGTCGTGGTTCTGCGCCATGGAACCGCGCAAGATCGTCTGAGCGGTCTTGGAGGCTGCGGCATAGTCGCCGGCATAAAGCTGCCCCTCGGCCTTGCGACGGCGCACGAGGCCCGGCAGGACGCGGCCTGCGGCTCGGCACCACTTGTCGAGACAGGCCGGCACGTCAGCGTCGCGTCCCTCCATGACCGCGCGCCCGACGCTGGATTTCAGCGCCCCGGTGCCGCAGTTGTAGGCAAACGACACCAGCGCATCGAACTCGTTCTGATCGAGCGGGCTGGAGCGCTTCGCCGCCAACCGGGAAACCGCATCCTCATACTTGCCGAGGGAAGCGGCGAAGACCCGGTCGCATTTGGCCTGGTCCCACACATCGCCCTCGCGAAGATCGGGCACGTCGGATGCGGTAGTGCCCCACCCGATCGTGACGACGTTGGCGGGGCACCGATAGGTGCGAAACCGGCCGTCACCGATCGGCTTCAGGCAGCTTTCAAACGACTGGATCAGCGCGGTCCCATTGGACGAAGTCTGCATGCTTCACCTCACGGCGCATAGTACAATAGTTCCGTATTACGGAACAACGACAAATTGTGCAAAATCCTGTGAATCACCCGCGGCTTGGGCACAATTTGACGTGCCGCGCCACTTCGCCGCCGGGGTCGTCAGTGATGACGATTGGCAGCATGGGGACCCCCACAGATGTGATCAGGGTGTGAGGTCAGGCAAGCAAGGACGGGTTTGCGTCGGTCTTCGCCTTAATAGCCGCCACCCGGATTGTTGACGCTGCGGCGCCTTCATGCAGTTTTGCCGCGCCGGCATCGGTCAATAGCGACGACGGAACGCACCCAAAAGCCACGTCGGCAAGGTCAGTCGGGGATCCGTCGTTGGCCGCCTGGAGGGCGGCAAGAGGCGCGACATAGTGCGCGTCACTGACGACCGTTCTGGCTTCGGCAAGCCAGTCTGTCCAATTTTCGAAGTTTGACGGCGCCCCTGACTCAGCAGTCGCCTTGTTCCCGGGGCTTGGTTGAACGTAAATCCATCGATCATCAGTGGTCCGCCCAATGATCTCTGTTAGAGGCGCTGCCGGTCCTGTTTCTATGCCTCCATCCATAATGATTAGCGTGCGGTCCCACAACGCTGGAGTTAGTGCATATCGGGCCGCCTGTTGCGTCAATGTCGATCCGCCAACACCGTCTATGGTCACCTTCCTGCCTGAATACGTAGACTGTACGGCCGGCAGAAAATAGGTCGTATTGGCAAAACTGTCGCCGATGATATGGAGTGCCCCGGGGAACCTGTCGTACCACGCCGCTCGTGCAGTGATCGTTGGCACTCTTCGCGCGAAATACGTAAACCGCCGGAGAGTCCCCGCCATCTGCGATGAGCCGTTCACGTGTCCGATATGGATGCGGTCGATACCGCCCGGAATCGTCCCGCTAGAGGTAGACCCGGATGACGGGTTTTCACCGTTGGCAGATACCTGGATATCCGCAGCGGACCAAGCGGCTGCGGCGGTGTTGCTCTCCGACGCGAACACGGTGCCGGACGATATGTTTGCCTGCACCGAATTGCTTTTGCGGATTAGAAAAACTACGCTTGTGTAAGGTGACGATACCGATATTTCTAGCTTTTCAGGGTTTATTGTCGCACCGCTGCCATATCTGTCCGTGAACATAACTATTTGTTCGGTTGTAGACGGGGAGGCTGCCGCTGTCCATTTTACAGCAACCGTTCCTGCGGCCTGCGAAAAGCCTCCAAAAGGTTCAGAGGCTTTTACGCTACACCTCCCAAAATCACGTGCTACACCGTTCGATGTGGACCCGACACGGAGGTGGATATAGACCGTAGTTGCCGGAGCCGAAAACGTCCACGAGCCCTCCGCTCCATCCGGAACGTCGACGCCCATCACTCCATTCAGCGCGACATCATTTGCGCCCGCTGTAGTACCTACCCGAATTCCGCCTTGCCCCGCGCCGATGTCGCTGGCCGTCAGGATGTAGGACCGCCCTACCGTAAGGTCTGAAATCGCCTGATATGCGTAGGAGTTGGTCCCCCCGGACCCATTGGCGACCCGCATTCCTCCGGTGACTTGAGATAGGGTCGTGTTGGGACCGGCCGTCCACGCCGCTATATCCCCTGATGAGTTGAGTTCCGCACCTAAAATCAGTTCATCACCGGTCGGATTAGGGCCTATGGTGATGCGATTGCCCGACACAACGGTCACTACGCCGAGCGCCGCGTAGAGTTCGGCCGCCGAGGCATAGGCTTTGCCTCCATACCAGTACCGGCCTTTCTCCCAGTCGACATCCAACAGCGGCGGAGAGCCCGCCTCATCTCGCAGCACCCATGCCGGGGCCACCACACCCTGTATTGGGGCGAGCCCGAGAGACAGTCCGAGACCTAGCATCGACTCACCTCACCAATCAGACGTTGGACCATGGCTCGCATCTCAGTTCTCACGGCGCGCGGAGGAAATGTTTCTCGATGACGACGGCACCGGCCTGCCCGGCTTGCCCGGCAACGTTAGTCGCGGTGTTGTTCGTCGCGGTCGAACCGCCCGCCCCAGCGCCGTAGCCGGTGCCAGCAGTGCCAACCGTGCCGGCTGCCGTTTCGGAGCGCCCCCCGCCGCCGAGAAGACCTGAGCCGCCCGCGCCGGAGACCACAGCGCCGCTTGTCGACGGCAGACAGATGCCCTGCCCACCAGGTGCGCCAGCGGACTGCACAAGCCCTGTGGCAAGCGTCATCGAGCCTGACGTTGCCGTCGTGCCGCCGGCCCCGCCGCGGGCTACCGCGCCGTTCGCAGCCGTGACGCCCTTACCGCCCTTGCCGCCGCCAGACGTGACAGTGGAAGCCCCCGCCGACCAAGAGATGATCGTGTCACCGCCGTCGCCACCGTCATTGGCGCCCGCCGTGCCCGCCGTCCCAGCCGCGCCAATCGTCACGGAGACGGTCGAAAGCGTGCGAACATCGAGATCAAGCTCAGAGTGAGCGCCGGCCCCGCCGCCTCCAGATGCGCCGTTGAAGTTAGACGATGCCTGCCCGTCCACACCACCGGACCCGCCGCCGGCACCCTCGACATATTTGAAGCGGATCACCCGGCAGCCGGCCGGGACTGAATAGCTGGCGTTGGTCGCCGTGACTGTCTCGCGAACGGGCGCAATGGCTGAGGCAAGCACAACGAAGGTGTCAGCCTCGGTCGGCCGCAGCATCACGCGGTCGCCGTCCGCCGCCAGCGGGACGCTTGTCCAGTTCGTGACCGCATCGATTTTGTCACTGCCTTGGCAGGAAACCGTCAGCGTGTTCGACGTGCTATCCCGCCTGACGATGCAGACGGCGGCGCCTTCGCCAGAGGCATTGCAGAGGTCTTCAGCAAGCGGCAGCTGCAGCGTGATCGTGCCGCTCATGCTCTCGACGATGACTAGCGTGTTTCCGTCAAGGCCGAGGGTCTGAGAGTCGGTCCCGGTCAGGGTCTTGGTACCGGACCCGGTGACGCGGATCACCTTGCCCCACTGCCAATCGATCTGCGTCATCAACTCGGTGAGCGATAGCTGCGCATTGGCGAGGCTGGGCGCAGACGACGTCGGATAGACCGTCGACGCTGCCAGCGTCCGGCTCGGGTGTGTCATCTAGCTATGTCCTGATGGTTAGATGGACGCTGTGCCGGCCACAGATCGGCGGCCTTCTGAGTCAAAGGCGTAAGCCGTTATTGTGGTTTGGCCTGTGGTGAATGCCGTCGTCGTTGTATAGACGGCATTTGTCCCGATATCGCCAACGTAGATACTTGTTACGGTTGTTGACGGCGATGGGAACGTAACTGTAATCGTTTTTATAACTTCGATATACCAGGTGTTGATGTCCGCAGTCACAGTGACAGTGCAGTTGCCGCTGCCAGCGTCGACCGCGCCGACACTCGGCGCCGGGATTTGATTGGTCAGCGACGGATAACTGATGGTCTCCTCTGCCCATTCAGAAATGTTGTGAGAGTCATCCGTCTGTGCCGCGGCGATCTGCACGAGCGGCGGGGATGAAAACGCGCCATCCTGAATGGTCTGCGGCGAGGCAAGACCAGACGAGATTGCGGCGAACTGCACCCATCCCGTCCACGACCGTCCGTTGTCGGTGGAGGTCCGGTAAAGGGTCTGCAGATTGTCCGACAGAAATGTGCCGCCTGACCACGCCAGCCGCACACGGACAGCCCATTGCTTCGTGCCGCCGTAGCCGTCCGCGACCACCACTGCATCTTGAATGGTCGGCGAGTTCGGCGCTTGCGAGTCCGGCACGTCGTCGCGGATCGCAGGCATCGAGGCTTCGTCAGATGCCGGCACAAAGGCGGCAAGCGTTGGCTTCACGACCCCATCGACCGTCACCGACCGAGCCGAGAAATCATTCGAGACGCTGTTGATCAGCAGCGGAACCGAAACGCCAAGGTCCTCATCCTCGACGCTGATTTCGCCATGCCCGTTGGCGCGCAGGCCCCCCATGCCAAATACGTAAGTAGCCTTGCCGCTTCGCCGCATGGCAGCAACCCGGCGAGCGATGCGAGAGGCCTGCCCGACGCTCGGGCAAAATTCAAGATCAATGGACGACGGTCGATCGCCTGTGCGGTCGATCTCGCTTTGCACGGTCGCCCAACTGACGCCGGTCATGTCGGCTTCGATCGTGTCGAAGTCCCGGTTTTGCTCCAGATACTTGACGACAAATCGGTTCGGTCGCTCAAACGTGACCGGCCCGCCATCGATCACGGCGCCCGGGAGCATCTGACGCCACGGGATGACCGCAGTCGGGTTCGGCGCATCCAGCACCGGGCGCAGGGTGTACTTGCCGCGCTTCGTGCGCAGGATGTCGAGACCGGACGACAGCAACAAAGCCTTGAGCGTGTCGGCAAGCGTAACGTCAGGCCCGCAGTTTTGCGAACCCCACAGACGGGATTGAAACTCCGTTCCGGTCTTGGTCGGCACGATCGCGTCGCACCACGGGATGGCAACGTCAATGATGTCGTCCAAGTCCCATTTCGCGGCATCCATCTGCCAGCCGCCGAGCAGGCGCGACCGCGTCAGGAAATCGAGGATTTGAACCGCGCTGTTGTCCGTCCAAAGCCTATAACTGTCGTTCGTCGGGTCCGAGCCAAGCCGCGGGTCGAACGGCGCCCGGCCACGCACGATCACGTCACACGTCGGATACCCCGCCGCAAAGATTTCCGCATGGTCAGGGTCATCATAGCCGGGCGAAGTGGACACCCACTCAATCAGGGCCTCACCGTCGCCACGCGCCGTCGTGAGCCAGTAGTTCGGAAATGCCGAATTGCTGGCCGAGAGAACGGTCTGCGACGCAGTCCCTGTCTTCAGGGCGATGTCGACGTTGGCCCGGAACGGCTCCGTCTGGCAGCTGCCGCCGGAGACCGCGACCCGCTTACCGGAGATGCGGTACTCCTCGATCCCATCGATCGGCCCCATGCAGATGTAGCCGATGCGGTAGAGATCAAACTTGCCTTTCGACCGGCTGAACATCAGTTGCGCGGGCCGCAGGTCTTTCCCGACCACATAGACACGCGGGCCGCCATCAATCGCCTGCGCTTGCTTGGGCGCCTTGGCCGGTTTGGTGGTCGGCTGCATCGCCGCGCTGAGTGCAATGGACCCGCCGACCACTGCCGCGGTTGCCAGATATGGCGTTGCGACAGCGATAGCCGACGCCGCGAGGTATGCCGACTCCAGCCCAATGCCGACATCAATCAGAGCATTCGCAATCGCGATTTCAGCCGTGATCGAGAGCGGATCAAAACCCACGGGGTACGCTCCAAATCGTCTCGCGTCCAAGGCCTCGCCGAAGCGGCATCAGGCGCCCCGGCATGGCAGCCAGCCACACGCGCCCGTCGTAGATCGCTGCGGTCTCCTGCCCCTGCAGGATGCCTGTCGTCACGGCCACATGCGCCACGTCGCCCGCCATAGGCTCCGAAGTCTCAGGCAGCCCTAGCGCCTCCATGAAGCGCTGCATGCAGGCCAGAAGCCCGCCATCGGCCAACCGTCGCGCGGTCTCCTCCTCATCGCCAGCCGGCGGCAAGAGGATGGTTGCAGGGCGGCCCGTCTCTGCCTCGATCCACCGCGCGACCGCGCCGGCACAATCCGACCATCCGAGGCGCCACGGTTCGCGGACCACCCCGTTGAGAAACGCGCGCACCTGCATCACTTCGGCCCCGGCCAGCGGGTAATCATGTTCTGCCCGACAAACTGAAACACCGTGTCACCCGCCGAGCGTCGTTTCTGGTCTGCATCCGAAAGCGTGCCCCACACGGCAACGGCCTTGCTTGACCACATGGTGCTTTCAACTGTCATGGTCACCTTGCGCACGTCTCCGCGCGGTCGCGTAATCTTCGGAACCGACATCTGGCCGTCGAAGATGACCTGAGGGTCCGAGATCAGCGCGAATGTCGTTGGGTCGAAAAGCTGGATCAGGATTTCCGCGTTCCGGCCTTCCCAGTCGGTTCCCGACGTGTAGACCTGGCGCACAAAGTCCAGGTCGACGCCGGCAAGCTCGATATCGACAGCGCTTGCCACCCCGGCCCGTGGCTCCTGAATTTCCCCGATGGTCACCATGCGGGTCCCGCCCGGGTCGGAAACGCCCAGGTAGGTTTGCCCGTCCGAAGCCGTCAGGCGGCCTTGTCCGTTGTGGTAGTACTCCGTGCCACCGTCGAAATAGAACCGCGCCAGCAGGGCAAAGCCGACCGTGGGGGCCTCAACCGCGCGACAGAACCAATCCGGGAACAGGCCGATTTCAGCGGCGCTCACCAATCGGCCCCGTACTGACGGACTTCCTGATCCGGAAGTTCAACGAACGAGGCCGACATGCCGGTCTGCATCGTGTCGCGGCCCCACGATCCCGACTTCGGCACCAGCCGCAGCACGAGAGACGGGCGCAGCGTGACCAGCGTTCCGGAGCCAACGTCACGCCGCAGCGGCGGCCAGATACGGCATCGAGCCGTTGCCCCCGAATAGGAGATGCGATCAACCAGATGCGCGCCAAACACGCCCGCAAAGCCGATCCACGACCCCACGTCCAGCCGAGAGCTCCAGTTCGTCGTGTCGATGTAGATTTCGCCATCACCCTCCACGGCAGCCGTCGATACCGAGGCAAAGGGCGGGCTTTTGCTCCAGTCGTAGCCCTCGGACCAGCCGTAGCCCTCCGACCATTTCACCGTGCCGACCGTGTAGCCGATGGACGAATTCGACAGCCGGTCAGGGTCGCAGAATTGCCAGCGGACAGCATCGACACCATCACGCAGGGCGCTTTCCAGCCCGCGCCAGACGCGCGCCTGAGTGCCGCGCCGGTCTGGGAACATCATATCGAAGCCGACGCGACCTTCGCGCCCAGAGACGATCTGCTCGCTTCCGGACATGGACTCCATCGAGCCCAGCACGCCAGACCGGCGGCGGAAATCCAACCGGCTCCATTTGAGGGAGGCGGGCCAATCATGAATGGTGATCATGAGGCGTCGACTCCCAAAAGCGAGCGGTGTAGCGTGCCCCCTTTCAGGAGGGACGATATGCGCGCGATAGCCATTGCGATCAGTGCTTGCGTGTCAGGGTGTAGTGGGACTGCCAGCTACATCATCGAGCGGTATGGGGATGCCACTCCCCAGTTCCACACCGTCGCGCCAGTCTCGGGGCCGAGGTATGTGGACGGCCCAAACGGTCCCATTGACACCGCGCGGCGCTATCTGATCCTCGACAAGCCCGGGACCGGAAAACTGATCATTCAAGCAGGGTCCAGCCAGGTTATTGGCGACTCTCTGGCGCGCGGCGTGGCCGGCGTGGATACCAGCCAGCCCATCATGATCTACCGAGAAGCCGCGGACGATTTCCTGTCTCAGCGCGGCTGCAAATCGACCGAGATTTACCCTTTCGATAAGTACCGGTATGAGGTCGCCTATGCCTGCGCAGCTGCTAGCCCAGAGCCAGCGGCGACGGCCGCCAAACCCAAAAAGGCCTAGGTTGCCATTCCGCGCCGCTGTTTTCCGGAAGCGGCTGCGGCCCGGCCCATTTGCTTGCGCAGGGCAACCACTTCAACCCGCAGCGCCATCAGATCAGGCCCCGAGGCGTTCGGAGCGTAGATGTTGATATCGCCCATGCGGGTCGACCCGGCACCGTTCGGCACGATCCGGCCGGCTGACTGCGGGACGAACATTTCCGGCCCGTTCTCGCCGACCCGGTAGGGCTGCCCGGCATTGACCGCGCCGCCGCCAGCTCGCCCAAACAGGCCACCGATCAGCCCGCCACCGAGGCCCGTCCCGGGAGCCCCCAACAACGCGGCAATCAACTGGTTTCCCAAAGCATTCAGGACCGCCGTGCGCAGGCTTGTGAAGGCGTTGCGCAGCGCGTCGACCGTCTTGACCCCGTTGGCCAGGTCGTTGAAGAACGACCCGGTCACCGATCCGAGTTCCGAGCGCATGGAGTCAAGCATCTGCTGCGCTTTGTTGACGGCCTCCAGCCGCGTCGCCGCGACGCCGGCCTGATCAGCCAATGCCGTGATCTGAGCCCGGCGCGCGTCGGTCAGGGCGATGCCAGCCTTCAACGCCTCATTGGTCAGTTGCTGGGCGACTTTGACCCGCTCTTGTTCACCGGCAGACAGGCCGACAAGATTGACTTCCTGCTGCAGGTCTCGAATGCGGTCGCGGGTGCTGACGATGGCGTTGCCGAAGGCCACTTCCGCTTTCAGGCGGCCATAGGCCGAGGCGAGTTGGTCAATCTGCTGACGGTACTCGCCCGTAAGCGGGATGTTCTTTTCCTTTGCGCTGATCTCCAGTTCCGTGACCAGGCGCGCCTTTTCGCGCTCTGCCGTCGTCTTCGACAGCGTCGCCGCCTCGGCCTGCAAAGCCGCGTTGGATTTCAGTTGCGCATCAACGGCTTTCTGCCATGCGGCAGTGTCCGGCGGCAGCGGGAAGTCGGTTAGCGAGACCTTGCTGGTGTTGGCCTGGAACGCCTTGTTTCGATTGGCCTCGAATGCGTCATAAGTCGCCTTGTCGGCCGCCGCCTTGGTCAACCCGTCTTTCAGCGCATCCGACACACTCTTTGAAAAGTTCTGTTCGAAAGCGTTGAAGAACCGCATATCCGTGTATCCGGCGCTTGGGAGCGCTGGGGTCGGCTGCGTGTAGTCGGGGAGCGGGTTGCCAAGAGCATCGTACGATGTGGGGAAGGTCTTGGTATCGGTGCTGAACGCGGCTTTTGCCGCATTTCCCACAGCTTCAAACGCCTTTCCTGCCTTGTCGGCACCAGATGCGATTAGGTCGAGCACGTAGATGATTGCGCGAGAAGCTTTCGTTGCCTCGTCGATCGCGCCGGCCGCCTTGATAAACGAATTCTGCATGCGCGTCATGGCATTATCGGTCGTGTCCGTCGTGTCCTTTAGCTTGGCTTGGATCGACGGGAGCCCGGCAAGAAACGCCTGATAGAACGCGGTCGACGAGACCTTCCCTGCCTCGACCAGTTTCCGGAGCGCAGCAACACTGCCGCCGGCCTCTTTCAGCCCATTGGCGACCGCTTCCAAGATCGGGCGGGCGCCTTCGTTGACCGAGTTGAACTCCTCAAGCCGGACAGTGCCCGCGCCTAAAAGCTGGCTTAGCTGGAGAAGCGCGCCGCTGGCCTCGGTGCTCGACGTGCCCGCGACACGGAGCGCCACCGCAACGCCATCGGTGAACTTGGCGACGGTCTGGGCATTGGTCCCCAGCCCCTTCTGAAGCTGCGCAACGCGACCGTAAAGTTTCGCCAAGTCGTCCAGCGCGACACCGTTGCGCTGCGCCGACGCATAGATGGCATCAAAAGTCGTTGACAGTTCGGCGCCGCTCAGCCCCGCGACCTTGAGGCTATTTTGGATGCGAGTGAAAGTGCCGATGGAGTCGACGAACTCTTTAGCCGAAAACGCGGCAGCCAGAAGCGGCATCGTGCGGGTCGCCAGAGCGGCGACGCCAACGCCAAGGCCTGAAAAATTCTGTTCAATCTTCTGTGTCGCAGCCCGCGATTGGGCCTGCATCAAGGCCGAAGCCTTTTGCACCGCGCCTGCAGCCTTTGCCATGTCCCGCTCAAACTTGGTGGCCGAAGCCTCCAAACGCAGCGTCATGACTTCAAGATCGGTCGCCATCAGTGCACCCAGATAGGAGGTTCGTCGATCGAGGCCGCAAGGGCTTCGATCTCGCCGACAGTGAGCAGAGCGTCTTCGGTCGGGCTGTTCGCCTGCGCGTAGCCGTCAGCGCAGCACATGAATTCCCAGATCGACATGTCGTCGACCTGGCGGGGATGAAACCCCATCACGCAGCCCAACGAATAGAAGCCGGCGAAGTGGATTAAGCCGCTGCCGTCGTCGGCAGACTCTCCGCCGGCTCGGCTTTTCCCGGCGCCGGCTCCTGATCGGTTCCGTAAATGGCGGCCATCAGGATGAAGAGTGCGAAGGACACGCATTCCCCGAATGGCCGGTCGTCCACATACCGGCGCACCAGCCCAAGCGCCTCGCCCGGAGGCGTGCCGCCGCCGATCAGCCCGAGGCGCATGGTTTCGCGCACGTCATCGATGCGCCACGTCCCGCCCTGAAGCCGGG